CTTTTATAGATTCGTTTTCTAATGTAGCTATAGCGGGCTTAAACTACAGATTTCTAGTGCCTATAGGAAGTAAATTCCCTCAGTTTTACTTAAACACCAAAGTGTATAGCTGTCTCTTAATAAGAAACGACATCCCCTTCAGATGGAGGGGTCGATACAACGAAGACACTGATTTGTGCTTACAAGCGTTAACAAACAACTGGTGCACCATGAATATGAATACCTATCTTATAAACAAAGCTGCGACCATGACTTGTAAGGGCGGCAATATGGAAACTCTTTACAAAGGAAACGGTCGACTAAAAATGGCGAGCTCTCTTGAGCTGCAGTGGTCTCATAAATATCCGGGTCTTGTAAAAACTATCTATCGCTACAATAGACCTCAGCATTACGTTAAATGGAGTATATTTAAAACGACGCCTCGTGCTATAAACGCCCAAAGCGAGGTAACAAATGAAACATGTTAAATGCAAAAACAAAAGCAAGATCAACAAGGGCGTATTATTTCTTGATTTTCCAAATGGAGATGCTGAAAGTCTTTTCTTTAACGTACCCTTGAAAGAAGCAGCATGGGTAGCTTATGGTATATTTAAAAAATCGATCAAAGATGATGTATGCGTCAAATTAATCTTTAACCCGACAGTAAGTCTTGTAGAAAAGGAGACTCATGGCAAAGCCAAAAAATCCACATCCAAGATTTCTAAAAGAAAAGTCAGAGAAAGAACCAAACCCAGTGGGAAGACCATTTCTTAAACCAGATGAGGAACTAATTAAAAAGCTTTCCTCGATACACTGCACAATGAATGAGATCTCTTCTATGGTAGGGGTATCCGTCGACACACTGGAGAACAATTATTCGGATCTTATAAAAGAAGCCAGAGACAAAGGTCGTGCTTCTCTTCGTAGAATGCAATATGAGGCTGCTCAACAGGGCAACACGACGATGTTAGTCTGGCTTGGTAAGCAGCTATTGGGTCAGAAGGATGTCTCAAGGGTGGAGCTCACAGAGGTTTCAGACGATATGCTTACAATTGAGATTGAGCGCAGGATGAAGCTTGTCTCAAGTGAATGAGAAATGGCTCAAGTTTATCGAGTCTAGAAAGAAGACACCGTTCCAAGCTAAAGACATAGCCTTTCCTCAACAGCTAGCTTTCATACAGGACCCATCAAGACTCAAAGCTCTGTTCTGCACCAGACGGGCAGCTAAGTCATACACGGCTGGTATCTATCTCATCCAAGAAGCCGTAGCTAACCCAGGATGTAACTGTCTCTTTGTGGGGCTCACACGCCTCACTTCACACGGGATCATCTGGAAAGACATTTTGAAGGTACTAGACCTAAAATTTAATTTAGGCATTCGTTTCAATGAGACGTTGCTCACAGCTACTCTTCCTAATGGCTCGGTCATTTATGTGGCAGGAGCCGATACCGATGAATCTGAAATGAATAAATTACTAGGAAAGAAATATCGCCTAGTAGTAATTGACGAAGCCTCGATGTTTAGTATTGATATGCGTCAACTTGTGTATGGCATATTGAAACCAGCCACGGCGGATCTTAGAGGAACGATCTGTCTGATTGGCACGTCCTCAAATATAACTCGTGGTCTGTTTTATGAAATTACAACAAATAAAGAAGCAGGATGGTCTCTTCACGAATGGACGGCCTATGATAATCCTCACATCAGAGACCAATGGCACGAAGAATTAGAGGACATTCGAATTAACAGACCTCAGTTTATGAAGACGGCTCTTTTTCAACAGTGGTACTTAAACAAGTGGGTGGTAGATGAGGACGCTAAAGTTTATAAATATGATCACAGACTCAATAGTATTGATGCTCTTCCTTCCATCCCTGATTCTTATTCATATCTTTTGGGCCTTGACTTGGCTCATAGCCCCGATTCTACCGCTTTCGTGGTTGGGGCATATCATGTCAGTGCTCCATGCCTGTACATTGTTGTTTCACGAAAGTTTCTTAAAATGGATATCACCGACGCAGCTAAGGAAGTTGAAAAACTCAATAGACTATACGATTTCCAAGTAAAGATCGTTGATGGGGCCAATAAAATGGCTGTGGCCGAGATGAACAACAGACATCACTTGGGCCTCATACCAGCTGATAAGACGGGTAAGTCAGACTTCATCAAGCTTATGAACGATGAGTTTGTGCAAGGGAAAATCAAGTTGCTACCTGAGGCTAGGATCAAGTGGGACAAAGACACTGATTCGTTGGTGGACGAGTATGATTCATTAGTTTGGGTATGTGACAACGGAAAGGTTGTAGAGCCTAGGAAAGAGCATCCGGCCATACACAACGACCAATGCGACGCAGCGCTATATCTATGGAGGTATGCGTTTACGTATCTATATAAACCAAAAGCATATGAGCCAGCGTGGGACTCTCAGGAGCGTTGGGAAAGTGCTCATATAAATAAACTCATAGAACAGGTAAAAAGGGAGAAGAATCCAAACCAACTTGACCCTCACTTCGACGTTGATATATTTGATTTTGATCAAGACGACCAGCTTTAGGAGAGAACATGATTGAATTGCCTATTGGAAAAGGCAACTCTTTTATATCAAACAATAGACTCTATGGAGATGCTGAGAAAGCAAAGGAGCGAGCAAAGATTCATCAGCGCGCTTTTAGGCAGAGACACAGAGAGCGCTTGAACGCCATGTACAGAGAGCGCAATAAAGATCCAGAGTACATTGCATTTAAGAGGGCATACCAAAAAGAATGGCGCAAAACGACCAATAAAAGATATAAGTATGCTCGCGACCCAGAGAAAACAAAAGAATACAATAAAAAAGCATATCTAAAACTGAAACAAGATCCAGATAAATGGAAAAAATGGCTAGAAAAAGGTAAACTAAGAAAACGTCTATCAAGGGCTAGGTTGAAAAATGTCGGGTAGTTGTTCCGCATGTAAACAGTGGAGAATTCTAGATAGGGCTCACATCCTCACACGTGGCGCTGGAGCAGGATGGCATGACCACGAGTGGATATATCTTTGTAGACTTTGTCATCAGAAACAAGGGTCTCTCGGATGGCCTAAATTTATTGACAGATACCCGCATATCGAAGCCTTGATAAAGCATCAGGGCTATGAAATAGTAGAAGAGTTTGGAATTAAAAAGGTGAGGAAGGCATGAAAGGCTGGGAGTGTCCTAAGTGTGGTCGAGTGTATGGCCCAAAAAGGGATGAGTGTATTAACTGTAATGAAGCGTTGTTAATTAAAACTCAAAACCCCTTCTTCGGTGGGGGTGCCTCCTCAACGGGTGGGGGAGCAACTCCTCTAACGCCTCTTGCTGATTTTTCCAAACCATCAGTGCGTTATTGTGACTGTAAGGAACCTAAAGTCATGCTGTTTGGAGGAATTTCAGATGGAGAGTGTCAGGTATGCAAAAGAATACTGGCTCCGTGAAGTCCAAAAATAACTGGTCCAAGCTCATTGAACATCTAAATACAAAAAATTCAACATTCTCATTAGCTGAAATAGCTTTAGAACTACGAGGCCAGATGAACATCTCGCTGATCCCTCATTATGTCCATACACTAGTTTCAAAAAAATATCTAAAAAACGTCGGCACAGGACTCTATATTCGAGAAAAAGTCATTCCAAGCATGACGACTAAAGGGGATGTGTTTTCATGATTGAAAATATTCTTTTGCCAGCCGGCACATTTGTGCTCACAAGCCTTTTGTCGTTAGCAATATACTTAATAAAAGAATCAAAAAGCGACACTGATGATCGCTTCAACGGTGTATCATCAAGCATCAAAACAGTACAACAACAAAGTTTAGAAATTAAAATAGAAACGCTCAAAACAATTTCCGAGTCTAGAGAAGTGCTGCTCGGAGAAATAGGGGATCTAAAAGCAAAGATAGCAAGACTAGAAACGTTGAGCGAAATGTCGCATGATAATTTTAAAGAAGTTATCAGAGAAGCCAAGGAAAAAAAGAATGAAAACTTTGGGCGTGTTGTAGTCAAAGATTAGCGTGTTACCAAGTGAAAAGTAAACCCTCCGACCATAAGGCCAACAATAAAGCTAAGTAAAGTACTAGGATGAGATTGCTCAGTTGAACTCTCATAAATCTGGATAGACTCATTGCACTTATCCTCTAGGTGAGTTATTTTTAGCTCACACTCTTGGTATTGTTTATAGGAATCAGGTGGGACCAAAACGCCTCGAAATGGGGCTTCTTGTTTAAGATTTAAAATCGTTTCCTCTATGCCTAGCGTTGGCCTTGTCCACAAGAGACTCAAGAGAAGAGTCAGAAACATTTTTTTTAATAGCGTCATATTCATCTCTCAATTCCTCTTTCAACTTTAACTCTCGAGCGAGCCTTGCTTGATTTCTTAACATTCTATATTCGTTAAGAACGTATGAAAGAAATAATGCAAAAATGCATCCGCCAAGAAGAACTAATACGTTATTTAGAAGAGCCATTTTCAAACTTCGCCTGCAAAGCTTTTCCACCAAAACTTGAGCCGACAAATACACCGACTAGAACTGACAAGCTCATAAGGTCCTTGCCAAGATAGATACCCCAGAAGGCAACCGCCACACCAGAGATAAGGCTAATAAGCGATAAAAGTCTCATGCAGCTCATGTCGCCGTCCACAGCCAATATGCTTTTTAAGTATTCCATGAGTAAAGGCTAAAGGATACGATTCGAGTTGCATAGCTTTTATTAAAATGCCAACTTTGGTCTCGTGGATATTCTTGACCGTGTCTCACACGTAAACTTACAAAAGCCAGAAATGTGCACAAAATGTGAGCAAGAGTTTTATGTCTTTTGGACGCTCGACGGCGCGCTGCACTGTTGTTTTGATTGTGGCTTACGGCTCTATCCGGTGCTTCTTCTTTATTTCGCTCCAGAATCGGAACTTGTCCACTAGCATCAGACAATACATTTATGTGATTGAAATATCATATCTAAAAGATTTATTTGAATTGCTTAAAAAAAATAAGGTCCAGTCGTTTAAGATGGGGGATTTAGTCATTTCCTTGTCCGCAGACATGGACGTTAAGGGTGAAGAGAAGCCTAAATCCCCTCCCGAATATATCACCGACCTATCTACAGACAAAGTCACGTCGATCGACGATATCCTTAACTGGTCCACAGGTGCTGAGGCCAGTATCCCAGGGATCGGTGAAGAGTCATGAGTGTTCAGATACCAAAAATAGATATGGATTCGTTCACTCCAAAGGGAAAAACACCAAAACAATTGCCGCTTAGAAGTGGTCTTCGTTGGTGGTTAGCTGATGATAAAGACGTACCTGCAACCGTTATGACGCATGTGGCTTCCATTATTCAAGCCGATAGGGGGAGGATTGATTCCTACAATACTTACGCTAAGCTGTATGGAACCTACACTCCAACCTTTTGGAATGGCTACCAGTTGGCTAACAGTGGGCGTTCTGCTGCTCCTACTCGCGATCGGCTCACATACAACATAGTGCAGAGCTGCATAGATACTTTGTCCTCTCGTATTTCTCAAAACAGGCCAAAGCCAATGTTCTTGACTCAAGCTGGAGATTCAAAACTTCAAAGGAAAGCAAAGAAGCTTGATGAGTACTGTTATGGTCTTTATTACGAGAATAATTACTACAAAATGGCTCCTAAGGTTTTTCGAGATGCATGCGTCTATGGCGAAGGAATTATGCATGTCTTTGGAGATCAAGGAAGAGTTAAGTATGAGCGCGTTTTGCCTTATGAGTTACTCGTTGATTATTTAGAGAGTCATTATGGGCCAGAGTCAACGCTAACGCTATTTCGAATAAAAAACATAGACCGGACTCAATTGATAGAAGCTTATCCCGATAAGGCCGCAGAGATATCTATGATGGCCAATACTTCGGTTTATATTTCTGCATCGCAAAGATCTTTATCAGACACGGTGACCGTAGTTGAGGCGTGGAGGCTTCCAGTGGGAGACAAGCCTGGTCGTCATGTGATTGTGACCGAGGCCGCTCTTTTGTTCGATGAGGATTATGAAGATAATTTTTTCCCATTTGGCATAATGCGATATAGCCCACGTCTTTATGGATTCTATTCTCAGGGGATGGCTGAGCAATTGGTGCCAACGCAAATTGAGATCAACCGGACATTAATTTCCATTCAACGATCTCTTTATTTAGGTGGAACTCACAAAATATTCGTTCAAGCGGGTTCAAAGGTGATTAAATCTCACTTTGATAATATGGTTGGAACTATTTTGGAGTACGCTGGCAACACTCCTCCTCAGTATGTCGTTCCTCAGTTAGTTCAGCCAGAGATTTACGCTCATCTTCAGAACATGAAACAAAACGGGTATCAACTTGTTGGGGTGTCTGAATTAGCCGCATCCTCTTTAAAGCCAGCGGGGATTGATTCTGGCAAAGCTTTAAGGGCCGTTGATGACATTCAGATACAACGCTTTCAAACCGTGGGACAAGAGTATGAGCAATTTGCTGTAGACATAGCTAAAATCTCAGTGTCTGTGGCCAAAAAATTATACAAAGAACAGGGTAAACTTGAGGTAAAAGTTCCAGGCAAGAGATTTATAAAGACCATCGACTGGTCTGAGGTTGATCTCGATGACGATGATTTCCAGCTTCAGATATATCCAGTGAGTAAACTTCCATCAGACCCGGCAGGAAGACTTGCAAGCATTCAAGAGATGATGCAGGCGGGGCTAATAAGTCCTGATGTAGGGCGGCGTTTACTTGATTATCCAGATCTTGAGGCAGAGGAGAACCTTGCTAACTCTTCTCAAGATTATTTGCACAAAATATTAGATGAAATGGTTGAAGAGGGCAAATACACAGCCCCTGAAGCCTTTGATAATTTGAAAAAAGCACGAGAGTTGGCTCTTGAGTACTATGCTTCTGGCAAACTCAACAACATGGAAGAAACTAAACTAGAGCTTGTCAGAAAATTTTTATCACAAATAGACGAATTAGAAAAAAAAGCTGCTATGCCTCCTCCTGCACAGACAGTTGGACAGCCTCTGGCAGCACCACAAGCTGTTCCTGAGGCCCCGCCGGTTTCAGGACTAATACCCAATTCACCAACATAAGGAGACGCGATGCCAGAAGTCACAGAACAAGTTGCCGAGACGCCATTAGAAGCGGCACCACCAGAGGAAACGACACAAGCACAAGACGAAAAAACGTCTCCAAAGCTTTTGGTTTTAATGAATCGAGAGAAACAAGCAAGAGCGGCCGAGGCTCAAGCCAAAGCAGAGCGTCAGGCAGCGCTTCAAGAAAGAGAAGCGCTTGCAGAAAAATTAAAAAGAATTGAGGAATTTGAAACTGTAAAAACAAATCCAAAGAAAGCCCTAGAACTATTGGGCATCGATTATAACGAACTTACCCAAAGTATGCTTGCCGAGGGAGAGGTTCCTGCCAGTGTTCAAATCAGAAGACTGGAAGAAAAGTTAACAAAATATGAACAGGCTCAAGAAGCTAAAGAGAAAGAACGCCTAGAGTCAGAACAAAAACGTGCTGAAGCGAGCGCACAGGCTACGGTTAAGAGTTTTAAATCAGAGATCGGAAAGTTTCTAGACGAAAAAAAAGATAGGTATGAGCTTATTTCTTTTGAAAGTCAGGAGAATCGTGAAGATCTGATTTATGAATTAATTGAGGCCCATTATCAAAATACGATAGATCCAGAGACGGGCGTCGGCAAGATAATGTCCATAGAGGAAGCCTGTGACAAGGCGGAACAAAAGTTCGAAGAGAAGTACAGTAAAGCAAAAGAACTTTCAAAAATAAAATCTCTCTACGGTATTGTTCCTCCTAAAGTATTAGCACAAGCCATTAAGCAAGAAAGTCCACGGCCTATGCCAAAACAGCCGCCAAAAACATTAACCAACCAATTAACATCAACTCAAACAAAACCACAGCGTCCTTTAAATGACGATGAACGCGTCAGGCGAGCGATTGCAACGGTTTTAAGCCAACGAGGCTAAAGGAATTAAATCATGTCAACAGTTACAAGTTTTGTAGGTAATTATAACGAAGGCTCTGGCAGTATAGCCAATCAGCCGTTTATACCAAATACATCCGGTGCCTTGGGCATGCAGGAGATCTCGGGGATCTTAAAGCAGATCTACGACGGTCAGAAACTCTCCACACTGTACTATAAAAACAACCCTCTCTTTGCGATGATGAAGAAAAAGGAGGATTTTTATGGTGAGACCTATCCTCTGCCTACCATCTGGGAAACACCGACTGGTATTTCAAATACCTTTGCTAATGCTCAGCTTCCTAACCAATTGATTAATGGTGGCTCTGGAACGGGTGGTAACTTAGGTCCTGCTAAGCGAGTTAAATTCATGCTCACCCGCGCTTCTGTGTACGGTGTTCATGTGATTACTCGTGAGGCGATGCTTGCAGCCTCTCAAAACATAGGATCGTTCGTTAACGGTCAAATGCAAGAGATGGATGCAATGATCCAAGGCGTGACAAATCTGATTTCTCAGCAAATGTACCGCTCTGGATCTGGTTCCATTGGTCAAATTTCTACCATTGGTTCAGGTGCTTCCACAAATGGCCTTATCACAATGGTAAACCCCACAGACGTTCGATACTTCACGGTTGGTCAAGTGATGTATGCAACTAATAAAGATCCTATCCAAGGAGCTACAACGGTCACTCAACGCGCAGGTGTTGGTTATGTGATCTCTATTAACCGTGCCGCTGGGACGGTCACAGTTGGTGATGCGACGGCAGCAAATCCTCTTGTTCCTCAATCTCCTACGGCTTGGGCGGCGCAAGATTACTTGCAAATCTCGGGTACTTCTCCTCTCTTTGGTCCTACAATCAGTAACGCAAACCAACCTGTTGCATTAACTGGTATAGCAGCTTGGATTGGTCAATCTCAAACTATCGGTTCAGCTGATGTGTTCTTTGGAGTTAACCGCTCTCAGGACCCATGGCGTTTGGCTGGTGGGTATTACGATGGTTCAACCAATGGTCAAGCTGTCGAGGAAGCGCTATATGATGCATCTACCACTTTATTTATGGAGGGTGGATACCCAACAGTATGTTTTGTTGGTCCAAATGCATACGCAGCTCTTCAAAAATCCAGCGCTGCACGAAATATTTATGAAACCGAAGTCCAAGGTCCTCAAGACGAGAATGGAAACGTTCACTTGTACTTTAAAGGTATCGTGATTCAAGGTGCTGGTTCTAGTTTTACTGTTATTGCAGATAGAAACTGTCCTCCCTATACTGCTTATTTAATGAGCATGGAAGACTGGGGTCTATACTCGCTTAAATCAATGCCACATGTGGTGGATGATGATGGAGTGAGTTTCCTTCGATCGACAAGTGCGGATAGTTTTGAATTCCGTATGGCAGGATACGGTCAAGTAGGCTGTTCCGCTCCGGGTCGTTCGATGTATGTCAAACTCGCTGTGTAATTTAAAAAGTGTGGGGTTGGGAATTTCTCCTGACCCCACATCCTGACCGGGGGGGCTACGTGTCGGGATTATTAACCGCCCTCTAGGCACAGAACCTAGTTACTGAAAGGTAGGAATTATGGCCAATAGGTATTCAACACCAGTCATGTTTGCTATGGAAAAAAATGTGACTTTTCTTTACGCTCAAGTTTTATTTGATGCTTCTGGAGCTTGCTCTTTAGTCGCAAATAATTCTAAGGGCATTTGTTCTGTCAATCCTCAATCCGTTGTTTTCACCGGAGCAACTACAGCTTCAGTGACAAGCGTTGGAACAGTTTCGTCGTTTGCTGGACTGTTTACTGGCATGACAGTCACTGGAGCAGGCATTCAGGGGTCGACTACAATAGGAACGATCTCAGCTTCTACTGATAGTTTAGTGCTAAGCAAAGTTGCTTCAATCACAGGAACATCGAGTTCTCTTATAGCGTCTGGAGGGCGGTATGTATTTCAGTTTGGTACTCAGGCGGGTGTTAAGCTTGATACCTATGTGAAGTTGCTTTCTGTTCAGACTAAATGGGATGAGTCGACAGCATCTGCATCAGGTAGCGCCACGTTAGCAGCATTGGCTCCAGAGATTGGGACTGATTTTGTTGTTAGCAACAATATTTCAGTTCGAACAATTCCAAGTACAGCGACGACTTCTTCGACCGACGCAAGTATATCGCTGCAATTTGGTACAGGAACTGGGGTTAATTTTGTTGCGAAAAATCCCGCCGCTGGGGAATCGCTACGAGTTTGCTTTACTCTATGTAACAGCACAGCCATGTAAAGGGGGTTCTTGTGATTTTCGATCGGAAGAAGTTCGTTACGGCAGTTTTAGGTAAGGATCATCCGAACGTAATCAAAGAAGGAGAGGAGGGGCCAGAAGCCCCTTCTACTCTCTCTGCGATAATGTCGGAATTCATCGATGCCGTTCACGCTAAGGATGTGGAAGGTGCAGCTGCTGCTTTGAAGGCTTGTCTTTACGCATGCCAAGAGGAAGACAGTGGGGAATAGCAATTTAGCCAGTCTTGGTAGTTTGAGAATCCAGGCTCGCCAAAGAAGTGATTTGGAAAATAATCCTTTTATTTCTGATCCTGAGTTTAATCAGTATATCAACCAAAGCTACAAAGAGCTTTATGATATGCTAGTTGGAGCGTATGGGGATCCTTATTTCTTCTCTAATCCCTATTACTTCACAACCAACGGTGGGCAGTATTATCCACTTCCTGATGGTACTCCTACTTACTTAGATCAAAACGGAAACGTGCTTCCGTGTTTTTACAAACTTTCTGGAGTTGATCTTCAGTACTCTGCTTCTCCTAATGGTTGGGTTACTTTACAGAGATTTGAGTTTATCGAGAGAAATAAATACGCCTACTCGACTACTGCGACTGTTTACAATTGGTGGACGAATTTAAAGTATTCTATTCAGGGCAATCAGATGTTTTTTAGTGCCATTCCACCGACTGGTGTAATGATCAGATCTTGGTACGTGCCGGCTCCTACAAATCTTCAATACATGCTTCCTTGCAATACAACACAGGCCTCAACCACGGTTGCAATTTCAGATACAACGGGTCTCTCTATTGGGATGAATGTCTATGGATCTGGAATTCCTGATAATACAGTTATTTCTACTCTTAGTTCTACAAGTCTTACTATATCAAATGCAGCCATGACGACGAAGGTCTCAAATATCATTTCATATTGGGATGACGCTACGACTTTAAACGGGATAGCAGGTTGGGAAGAGAGCGTTATTTTAGGTGCAGCGATTAAAGCCATGATCAAACAAGAGTCAGATCCTTCGGGACTTATTAGTCAATGGAATGCCCAGAAGGAAAGAATCGAAGCGATGTCGCAAGGTCGTGACATAGGTCAGGCTAGTCATGTTTCTGATGCATTATCTATCGCTTCGTTTGGTGGATTTGGAGGAGATGGGTACGGAAGTGGCTGGGGAAGCAATTGGGGGTATTAGCTTAATCTATATGAGACCATACTTTTCTTTGTTTAATCAGTGTTATGAGAGCTCTGGAAACATTAAAGCGTTTTGCTATTTTCGCTTGTTCCATCCTTCTCTTAAGACAAATTTTTATTTGTCTTACTCTTTCTTCGCTAAGCTTATGCATAGGGTGGAGCTCGCCCTTTGGCTTAAAGGATCTTCCCTTTTTAACCATGTCAGCAGAATTATCTTGAATTGTTCCAAGGAAAAAATGAGTTGGTCTAAGGCAGGTTGGGTTGTCACATGTATGGCATACAAGCATTCCATCTGGAATAGGGCCATAAGCAATTTCATACATCACTCGGCTTGCTATTCTGGATTTTTTTCCGACACTTATTCCTGGCCTTCCAGAATGAATAGACCCTGTCCATCCCCAACATCCATCTTGAGGTATGATTTTATCAATAAGTCGTTCCAAAATAGGTGGATAACCTTGGTTTTTCATGGAGATGTCATAAAATGATTTTACCAAAATTTCAAACTGAAGACAGACAAGTGAACATGTTACAAAGTTCTTGGGCGGCTGCGATAAATCCTCTTTTGTCGAAACCCATTCTCGGGGGCCTTGAATTGAGGGAAGTCTCCTTGAATAGCGGTAACACGATAATAAATCATCTTTTAGACGATATGCAGCAAGGTTGGTTTATTACGGACATAAATGGAGCCGCAACAATTTATAGAAGTGCGCCGTTCAATGATAAAACGCTGCAACTTACTTCAAGTGCCGCGGTGACGGTTTCGCTTTACGTTTACTAGGGGGAGTCATGTCAACTGTAGGTAATATGGATTTAACTCTGCCAGTTGTGTCGAACACAGTTGGTCCAGAATATGCGACCCTCATAAATGACGCTCTAACTAGGGTTTCTAATCATAACCACACGACGGGTCAGGGAGCCGCAATCCCAGTATCAGGTTTAAATATAAACTCCGATCTTCCCCTTGGGAATAATTCTTTAACTCAAGCCAAGGCTGTTTATTACAACGATCAAGCGGTGTCAGTTGTAACTCTGACGACCTCGTATTTTTTTAATGGAGACTACTATGTTGTAGATGGCCAAGGTAATCAGGTGCGGATGACTCAGAATGGTGCCGTGGCTGGCTCGCCGGGATCGATTGCAAATTTAGTATCTCCAGCTTCGGCCTCCTACGTTGCTTTATCTTCAAAATATGTATGGCAGAGTGACACTAATACGGCTGCCGATTTAGATTTTAGAAGTGCAATTTTAAGAAATGCTGGGGCCTCAAGTTTTGGTCTAACGCTTAGTCCTCCTTCTGCTATGGCCGCTGACATTTCTCAGACTCTTCCTACCGTTCCTGCTTCCACCAAAATCATGCAGATGAATTCAAGTGGCGTTATGAGCACGGTGCTTACTACAGACAATGCTTCTTTGGAGATTACTTCATCTGCAAGTTTTCAAGTATTAAATGTAAAAGCTTATGGTATCACAAAAATAATGCTGGCTGCTCTCGGGCAGGTATTTTCAGCCTCATGTGGGGCTTTTTCAACATCGAGTGCTTCTTATGTGGATGTCACAAATTTATCTGTTCCACTGACTACTTCTGGGCGTCCTGTTTTTATTGGCATTATGTCTGACGGAACTGGGGCCCTTTCTAAGGTATCTAGCCCCGCTGGGTCTTTTGCAATTATTAATATTAAAAGAGATGTTACCGAATTGTCGGATTGCCAAAGTGGTAGTTCGGCGTCTGATGTAGTCTCCCCTGTGTCAATGTGGATAATAGACACACCAGCAGCCGGATCTTATACGTATAAGGTTCAACTTAAATCAACGGGTGGGGGAATAGTCACATTAAATCAGGTTAAACTTGCAGCGTACGAATTGTAAGGGGTTATGGCGTTAGAAAAAAGAGCTATTTCTGTAAACTTCACTCAAGGTGTTAGCACCAAAGCGGATAAGAACCAGATCCCGATAGGGACATTCTTAGAACTCGACAATATGGTGTTTACTGAAGTGGGGTTGTTAAAAAAAAGAGATGGTAATAAGAGATTGGCAAACTTGCCAGATGGATCCTCTACTCTAACTACAACTTACAATTCGAATTTGGTAGCAATAGGGACAAAAATCCAAGCATTAGTTGAGCCCACCAATGCTTGGATTAATAGAGGCGACATCGATTTGGTTAACGTCGATACTCTATCCTTAATTAAAAACAATACAAATCAATCTATGGTAGACACGGCCATTTCTGGTGGTCTTGTGTGTACAACCTATACGGATAATGTTCCTCTTGGAACAAGCACAAGGCCAGCATTTAAATATGCTATTGCTGATTTATTGACTGGGCAAAATGTGGTTTCTCCAGCTGAGCTTACTGTTGTTGCAGCCAGCGTTTCTCATCAGGCTAGAGTATTTTCTTTAGGACAATATTTTGTTTTGGTTTACGATACTTACAATGGCTCTTCTTATAGTTTAAAATATCAGACGATAAATATAAACACTCCTGGCATTATAAGCACATCGACAACATGGAGCACCAGTTATACTCCGTCAGGAACAGGTTCTTTTGATGGCGTAGTTGCTAATAACAGTCTCTATTTATCTTGGAATGGATCATCAGGTGGTCTTAAGTCTGCTTATCTTACTTCTGGGCTCACGCTTTCTAGTGTTGTCGGCATAGGATCATCCTCGTCTTCTATTGTGAGTGTGACAGCTGACAATTCCGGATCAACGCCGGTCATTTGGACTACCTATTGGAATTCTACTTCTAGCGCTGGGTATGCTGTTGCTGTTAATCCTATTTTGAATACAGTTTTGCCTCAAACATTGATAACAACAGCGCCATCTGGGGCAATTTTAAATATAGCATCAACAGCCTACGGTGGAGTGTTAAATGCTTTTCTTGGTTTAGCTTACAGCTATACATATAATGCAAGCATTCCAACAAATAGAATAGTAAGTGTAAAAATGTGGCAAGCCACTGGCTCTATAACAGCGGAGGCGAATGTTTCTAGATCCGTTGGATTGGGGTCAAAGGCTTGTTTAATAGGCACGACGTCCTATTTTATGTCTGTCTATCAATCTGCCTATCAGCCCACTTATTTTTTGTTAAAATATGATACTACTGGACGCCCAATTGCAAAAATTGCCTATGGTAACGGTGGGGGCTATTACACGGACGGGCTTCCGTCGTGTCAAGTTATAGGGTCTACCTTCTACTCCGGTTATTTAATCAAGGACCTTGTCCAGTCGGTTAATAAAAACACAAACGTTTCATCAAGTACTCAGAATTTGGGGATATACACTCAGACTGGGATTAATTTAGCCAAAATTAAATTCACGTCTGCAAAGACAAGCGCCGTTGAAACCGCTCAAAACTTAAATTTAAACGGCGGCTTTGTTTGGAATTATGACGGGTACACAATTTCAGAGCAAAATATGTTTTTGTATCCTGATAGTGTAGCGACCTCAGTTGCCGCCACATCTGGATCAATGTCGGCTCAAACCTATTTTTATCAAGCCACCTATGAGTGGTCTGATAACCAGGGAAATATTTATCGATCTGCTCCTTCGATACCAGTTGCAGCGGTTACTACGACGGGGTCATCTTCTGTTACTGTTTTTGTTCCTACGTTAAGGCTTACATATAAGACTGAAAATCCAGTCAAGATCGTAATCTATAGGTGGTCAACTGCACAGCAAAATTATTATCAAGTAACAAGTCTGACTTCTCCAGTGTTAAACAACAAAGATGCAGACAACATCGCGTTTTTAGACACAAAGCCAGATGATGTCATTATCGGCAACAATCTTCTTTACACTACGGGAGGGGTTGTTGAAAACACATCTCCACCTGCTGCTGATGATATGACTCTATTTGATAACCGCATGTGGCTGATTAATTCAGAAAATAAAAATCAACTTTGCTTCTCAAAGCAAATAATTGAAAATGTCCCAGTGGAAATGAGTGATTTATTCACTTTATTTGTTCCACCCACTACGTCTACAAAAATAACCACAGGACCAATTAAGTGCATTGCTCCGATGGATGACAAGCTTATTGTCTTTAAGGCAAATGCAATTTATTACTTTAACGGTACTGGGCCAGACAACACAGGAGCTAATTCTCAATATTCGCAACCTGTTTTAATTACATCTACAGTGGGCTGTTCAAATCCACGCAGTATCGTCTTTTCTCCAAGCGGTTTAATGTTTCAAAGTGACAAAGGTATCTGGTTATTGGGGAGAGATTTAAGCACTAGCTATATTGGGGCTCCTGTTGAAAGATATAATAATATCCCTATTGTTGCAGCACTTGCTTTGCCCGGTACAAATTCGATCAGGTTTGATCTAGCCACTGGCGGATCGTTGCTTTTTGATTATTTTGTAAATCAGTGGGCCACATTTAGCGGTATAAAAAGCGTGTCCTCGACTCTCTATAAAAATCTTCCTACCTTTGTTAATTCTCAAGGTTACGTGTTTCAAGAAACCCCAGGCTTATATCTTGATGATTCTAATCCTGTGCTTATGAGTTTTAAGACTGGTTGGTTAAATTTGGCGGGCCTTCAGGGGTATCAAAGACTTTATAAAATATTTATGCTAGGCGAGTATAAGACTCCTCATAAGTTTTCTCTAGGCGTTGCGTATGACTACGATCCATCGAGGACGCAGTTTATAAACGTCACACCGGATAATTACAGTGCGCCTTGGGGAGTTGGTAGTACATGGGGCTCTTCCTCTGTTTATGGTGGAGCTTCTCAAAGAGAACAGTGGCAATTGAATCCAGAAAGACAACAATGCCAGTCCTTTCAGCTAACATTTAATGAATATTTTGATGCTTCTATTGGCGTTGTAGCTGGTGCGGGGCTGACAATTTCTGGCTTTAATTTAGTGAGCGGATTTAAAGCCGCTTTCCCAAAAAACTTGGGTAAAACAAATAAAAAGGGGTAGCTTATGGGTGAATATGTAACCATTAAAAAGTCTCTAGCAGATGCGCTTATTGAAAGCGGCATGCAGCATCATGACTTAGGTGGCTTCATATCTTCAGCGATCAGTCCCGTGGCAAGAATAGTCGGCGGCGTGGGGAAGGATATTACAGGCGCTCTGACAACTCAGAGTAATGCTGGAGTGAGCACACCGGCTATTCAAGAGCAACAATTTTTGCCACAAATAGGTCTCCATGTTCAACAAACTCAAGACGTGTACAATCAACAACAATCCCTAGCTCAAGCTCTCCTTGCGCAATCACAAGGCCAAGGGCCAAATCCCGCTCAGGCTATGCTTGCTAATCAAACTGGACAAAACGCTCAAGCCCAAGCCGCTTTAATGGCCTCACAAAGAGGCGCAGGAGTAAACCCAGCCTTGATTGCTAGACAGGCCGCTATGCAGGGCGGAGCTATGCAACAACAATCCACAGGCCAAGCTGCTGCGCTACAGGCTCAACAACAATTGCAGGCTCAGCAGTTACTACAGGCTCAACAACAACAAATGGCGTCTCAGCAATTACAGGCTCAGCAGATCCAGCAAGGGGCCTTGGCTAGTCAGAACCAACTTGGAATGGGTGGTCAACAGTTTAATGCTGGAGTTCAAAATCAAAATGCTCAAATGCAAAATCAAATGATGGGTAGTCTTTTGAATGCTGCCGGGGGGGCCGCTAGCATGGCTATGGGTAAACCAATGGCCGATGGTGGAAAGGTGCCCGGCAAACCAGAAGTTCCTCATGATAGCCCAGAAAACGACAAGGTTTTATCTCTCTTGTCTCCCGGCGAGGTTGTGCTTCCTTTAAGTGTGACGAAAAGTAAAGATCCAGTGAAGGCCGCTGTTTCTTTTCTTGAACAACTGGGTCTTAACAAGGCAGAGGAAAAAGGATTTAAGAAGGTGGCTTCTGCAAAAAAGTCAGTGGGCGACAGGCTTGACGCCCTTGAAAAATTCGCCTGTGGTGGAAAGGTTAGTTCTTATGCTGATGGTGGGGTTGTCGGATCTATTTTGGACGACCCAAGCATGAGACTTGGAATAGGGTTAAATCCACCAGAAAAGATTCCTTTAGAAGAAGAATCTTCGTTGTCGACTCAGCCAAGCAAAATAGCTTCAATGAGTCCTTCTTTGCCTACGGGGCAGATTTCTCAAGGTGAATTTTCTCAGGCCGCTATGCCTCAAACGAATGCTTTAGATCAGTATGGAAAGGCCGCCAAAGCTGAAGAGGCGGGAATCCTTTCTCTAGGCAAAGCTCAGTCGGATTTAGCCAAAGCTCAAGAATCTACATATGAAAAAGCAAACAAAGACATGGAAACATATATGTCTATGGCTAATCAAAAACTTCAAGAGCAGGATATGCAAAATAAAGCTTTATCCGACGACATTGCTGCGACAAAAATAGATCCAAAAAACTTTTGGAACAAAATGGAAACCGGGAATAAAATAGGAACAGCAATTGCCATGGTTTTTTCTGGCCTTGGAGCTGGAATGTCCGGCCAACAAAACATGGCCATGGCTGTAATTAACAAAGCTATGGAGCAAGATTTAGAGGCTCAAAAAATGAATCTTGGCAAAAAAGAATCCCTTCTTTCAGCGAATTTAAGAAAATATGGAGACATGCAGGCAGCAACGCATGCCACAATGCTACAAATGAACGCCATTACTCAAGGTAAGATAGCCCAAGACGCTGCAAGGCTTGGTAGTCCCGTTGCTCTAGCTAACGCTCAAATAGCTCTTAGCGAATTGCAGAAAAAGGATCTTATTCAAAAACAAGCACTCAATCAGCTTGTTCAAACTAATGCAACCAAAGCTGCGATTGCAAATAGTCAAGGTGGAATAGATGCTGAGCTATACAGGAAGCTTCCTCATGAGATGAGACAAACCATGGCTCCTCTTCCAAATGGTAAGTTTGTAGATGTTGGGGATAAAACAAAGGCCGAAGAGGCTTCGATGCTTATGAATAAGAATGCAAATATCCAAAGCAACTTGAATAAACTCGAGTCGTTGGTTAAAAAATATGGAACCTTTGAATTAACGGGGCCTGCTCAAAAAGACATGAAGCAATATGTAGATGCGATTGCAACAGATGCCGCAATTCTCTTTGATCCTAAAACCGGGGTAAGAGAGGGCGAGCTTGAAAAGTTTAAAAACATGCTTTTTGAACCAGGTGCTTTGCTTACCAGAAATAAGTCCGCCACGGAAAACATAAATAACATGAAGAGAATGATGAAAGATAGAGAATCGGTCTACTACAAATCTTTGGGTTTAAGCCCTGAGGGCGTAGGAGTTAATGCTGGAGAAACACAAGTTAAAAATGGGATCACTTACAGAAAGGTTCCAGGTGGCTGGATGCCGGTGAAATAATGGCTGATAAAACTGGATTTATTCCTGACGACGGATTTGTTCCTTATTCTGGTGGGCTTATACCGGCGGGATTTATTTCGGACGCTGATTTTATTTCAGATGAGGAAAAATACGGAACTCCTTTAGAGCAAGTAAAGACCGCTGCCGAAGCCGCCGCCCGTGGAGCTACATTTGGTCTTTCAGATCAGTTTTTAACAAAAGCAAAAATAACAACTCCCGAAGCCATGAAGGCAAGAAAAGAAGAAAACCCTTGGATAGCTGGCGGGGCAGAACTTGCTGGTGTGGTAGGGCCAGCTTTTGTCACTGGTGGAACGAGTCTTTTGCCTGGGGCCGTTGAAAGACTCGGAGTAAAGGCCGGGGCAGCTGCTGCTGAGCTCGGCGCTGGCAAAGTGTTATCAAAGGCGGCCGCTCTTGGCGCTGAGGGGGCCGTTTATGGAGTGGGTCAATCCATATCAGAAAACGCCCTTGGGGACCATGACCTTGTATCGCAAGAATCTCTAGCTAATATCGGTCTTGGAGGAATATTAGGAGCTGGGCTTGGTGGCATAACGTCAAAATTAATTCCTGAAAAATCTGTTAAAAGTGTCGTTGAAGGGATTGAAGATTTATCAAGCTCTGAAGCAAAGCTTGCGGCAGCAAAGATGGCCGATGCTCCGCTTGGATCTGAGGCTGAAGTTTTAGCAAAAACAGGACTCCCGGCAGAGGACAAGGTTTGGTTGTTGGAAAAAGTTACTGATTTAAAACAACAGATTCCCGGTGCTGCTGTTATGAAAAAAGAATTTAATGAGGAAGGTCTTCCTCTTGTAACGGGCATGTTTAGTAAGAACGAAACTGTTAGAAAATGGGCCTCAGCAATTGCTCAATCTACTACTCTTGCGGGTAACTCTGTACGTGAATCTGTAGCCAATGGGTTTTCTAAAATTAAATCAAGCCTAGATAATATTTTTGAAGCCAACGCAAAGCGCGAGGCTGGAGAGGCCGGAGATATTATAAAAAATCACATTCTAAATGAAGTGGAAAAAAGAAACGCTCCATTTAAAGCTCTTTATGAAGAAAGGGAAGCTTTAGGGAAGGGTATTTCTTTAAACGATAAGCAGTTGCTTGAACTTCATGAGGATTTATTAGCAGGCGCCAAAAAAATTGCAAAATATGAAGGCTCCGAGTCGGTGAAAGCCGTCCAGCCTTTTGCTGATCTTTTACTGAAACAACCAAATTTAAGTTCTATTGACGGTGTAGTTTCGGCAGTAGGAGAGGCCCAAAGAAAAGCTTATCGCGAAGGCTCTTTTGAAGCGGCAAAAGCACTCGGCGACTTTGTAGAAAAAACAAGAGATTTTGTTAACAATCAAATAGAAAAGACAATAACGAAAGAAGGCGGCTCAGATGCTGTTATTCAAAGTTTTAAAAAAACGACGAAAGAATACCGAGAATTTAAACAGGTAATGTCTGATTTAGTGGCAGATACTAAACTGAGCAAAAAAGCTCTTACCGCTTCTGGTCTTCAAGAAATTTTAGAGAAAATTCCTAGCGAAAAGTTTTTAGATAAAATATTTGATTCAAAAAATGCGGCGGCTTTAGAGAGGCTTAAAACAAAGTTTCCCTCCACTTTTGAAACTCTAGTTCAACAGAAGAAAGCTTCTTTATTTTCCAAAGCCATGGAAAAAGATGTTTTTAATCCAAAACAATTAATAAAGACCATTAACGATGAATCTAAAATGTCTCGTGGCGTTCGTGATCTCATGTTTAGTCCCGATCAGATAAAAAAAATGGAAGTTTACAAAAAATGGATTGATGCTCTTCCAAGTAAAGTTGGCCCATCAGGAACTCCTGAGGGCATGGGATACATGTCTTTAGCTAAGGAGCTTTTAGACCCAACCAAAATTGCCGGTAGGGCTATGGCTGAAGTGTCGACGGCTTTTGGCAAAAAGGCTATGGATAGCATTTTAACTCCAGGCGAAAAAATGAGCGTTTCAACTTTAATGGGTATTGATAAATCCGCTCAAACTACTTCAGCGAGAATATCTAAGGGTATCGGGGCAATTATAGGAGGCAGTAAATCGGCGGCTAAATACGTTGTTTTCAAAACACCTGGTTTATTTAGCGAGAACGAATACAAAGAAACAACAGAGAAAATAAAAGAGGCGTCTAATAATCCTGCTTCAACAATTGATAAATTAACAGCGTCAACAGATGCCCTATATCCCCATGCCCCTAACGTAACTCAAGCGATGCAAGGGACAATAATTCGTGGTATACAATTTCTTAATTCTAAAATTCCTCAAGATTCTGCACCAACTATTTTTCAAGAGCCACAAAAACCATCAAAGACAGATATTGCTCAGTTCCAAAGATATTACGATATTGTGCAAGATCCGTTATTGTCACTTAAACAAGTTAAAGACGGCACAATCACGCACGAGACAATAGAAACTCTGACTGTCGTTTGGCCTAAACTTTACGACAAGATGAAGCTAGAAATGTTAAATAATATCTCTTCCCATAAAGAGATATCCTCTATTCCGTACTCGACAAAAGTTTCTATTGGTATGTTTTTAGGCCAACCTGTTGTGCCATCACTTGAGCCCATGTCGATATTGGCAAATCAAGCAGCATACGCTGCTCCACAGATGCAACAAGCTATACCGCAAAAGAGAACTAGAAAGACTGATTTTGAAGCTTCAGATAGGCTTCGGCTTGGTCGAAAAGAGGAAAGCTAGCATCGTTTAATACATTTTTGAACCTAACCGATCACGGTTCACCTACAAGGGGGGTTTTAGTTGATTAACAATCAGTTGCCTTTTCAAAATTTCTCAAATGCCATAATGAGTGGCACTTCAACAATAACATCTAGCGCCACAAGCCTTCTTTATGTAAACGGGGTTTCACAGCAACTTACATGGACTGGAAACGCTTCGGGAACATTTTATATCCAAATCTCGAACGATTATAACCCGGGTCTACCAGCCTCGAGAGGCCAAGCTAACG